GAAATGATGGTTAATTTAGACCTTGAGGGCTTTGAAGACACTGATGAGTCTGGTGAGCCAACAGGTATAGCATTACCTTATGTGGTCACTATTGACACTTCAAGCAATAATATTCTTGCAATTCGGAGAAATTGGTACGAAGAAGACGATAATCATATGATGCGACAGCATTTTGCACACTATCAATACTTACCCGGAATTGGTTTTTATGGGTTTGGATTGGTGCATTTGATTGGTGGCTTGGCAAAGTCTGCTACTTCATTGCTCAGACAGTTAGTGGATGCAGGCACATTGTCGAATTTACCGGGTGGTTTGAAGTCCAGAGGGCTTAGAATTAAAGGCGATGACACGCCAATTATGCCGGGTGAGTTTAGAGATGTTGATATACCCGGTGGAGCGATCAGAGATAACATTACCTTCCTGCCTTACAAAGAACCATCAGCAACGCTGTATCAGTTATTAGGAAACATTGTAGAAGAGGGCAGAAGATTTACCAGTGCATCTGATATGAATGTAGCGGATATGAAACAGGAAGCACCAGTCGGAACCACTCTGGCTATTTTGGAAAGAGCCATGAAAGTTATGAGCGCTATTCAATCCAGACTTCATGCGTCAATGAAACAAGAGTTTAACATTCTGGTGAACGTGATTAGAGATTTTACTTCTCCATCTTATCCTTATGAGGTCGAGCCTGATGCAAACATTAAGACGGAAGATTTTGATGATCGTATAGATGTGTTACCTGTCTCTGATCCTAATGCAGCTACTATGTCTCAACGAATTATGCAGTATCAAGCGGCATTACAATTGGCACAACAATCGCCACAGATTTATAATTTACCTGAGCTACATCGGCAAATGCTGGATACGCTAGGCATTAGAGATGCCGATAAGATTATACCATTGGGTGATGATATTAAGCCTGCTGATCCAGTCAGTGAGAACATGAGTATGTTGAATGGCGAGCCAGTTCAAGCCTTTGAATACCAAGATCATGAGGCTCATATTAGAGTTCATATGAGTGCAATACAAGACCCAGAGTTAGCTCAAATCGGTGCAAACAACCCACAAGGAATGCAATTATTACAAGCCGCATTGGAATCTCATGTGAGAGAACATTTAGCCTTTCAGTATCGTGATGAAATTGAAATGGAGTTGGGTGTTGAATTGCCACCTTTGGGAGAGCCTTTACCAGAAGATATCGAGAAACGATTATCTGCAATGGTTGCCGAAGCTGCGGAAAGATTGTTACAGAAACACCAAAGGGAAGTAGAGCAGCAACGCATACAAGAACAAATGCAAGACCCATTGGTTCAAGCCAAAATGCGAGAGTTGGACATCAAAGAATCAGAAGTACAGCGTAAAGCACAGGCTGATATGATTGATGCACAAATTGATATGCAAAAGTCTCAAAGTCGTGATGCTATTGAGATGGAGCGTATTCGCTCTCAAGAAAAGATTGCCGAATCCAGTGTGGAACAAAAATTGGTTAGTGATATTATTGATGCTCAGGTTGAAGGCGAAAAGATTGACAGTGAAGAAGCACAGAAAGCCGCAGAGATTGCATCAAGGCTTGCATCTGATATAACATCTGATAATAATAATGGCTAGAGAAGATTTTACAGGCGACACGCTGATTGAAAAATTTAAATCAAGATTGCGTGATCTGATGAACGATAGAGCAGATAATATCGCCACAGGAAGTTGTGCCAGTTTTGATGAATATAAACATCAATCTGGTGTGATCGAGGGTTTAGCCCTCGCAGAGCGTGAACTCTTGGATATAATTCAAGAATTAGAACGACTCTAAAACGACATAATGTCGCAAGGGAAACTCGGAACCCTTTAATAATTCCGTGCAAAGAGGTGGTCATGACAACTGCACTCGATATAGAAAGAAAAAAGCATGAGGCAACACAGTTGCCAGAACCCACAGGATATAGAATCCTAATAGCAATCCCAGAAAAAGAAGAAAAGACCGAAGGTGGTATCATCAAGGCGGAAGAAACAATCCGTCATGAAGAAGTTTCCACTATTACAGGCTTTGTATTAAAACTGGGACCAGATTGTTACAAAGATGAGAGTCGATTCCCAACTGGACCTTGGTGCGAACAAGGTGATTTTGTTGTGTTTCGATCATTTAGTGGCACTCGTATTAAGATTTATGGGAAAGAATTTCGTATCATTAATGATGATAGTGTCGAAGCGGTGGTTGACGATCCCAGAGGTATAGAAAAAGTATGAGCGATACAAACGAAAACTCAACTATGAGTACAGAACAGAAATTCTTAGGTGTAACATCGAAAATTGGCACTAAACCAGATGAAGTCGTTGAACCCGAAGGCGAAATAGATATTGAAATCATTGATGATGCAGAGGAAAAACCAGAGAAGAAGGATAAGGTTTTTGCCGAAGATGTAAAAAAAGATAAGGATGTTGATGAAGAAATTTTGAATGTTGATAAAGGCGTTCAGAAAAGAATTGATCAATTAACTGCAAAACATCATGAAGAAAGACGACAAAAAGAACAAGCTGCAAAACTTCGAGATGAAGCAATTGTTTATGCACAACGAGTCAAGTCAGAAAATGATCGTTTAAATAGACTTGTTTCTGATGGACAGCAATATTTAGGCAAACAAGCTGAAGAAAGAGCAGGCTTTGCTAAAATAGCTGCACAACAAAAATACAAAGAGGCTTATGAACAAGGCAATACAGATGAAATGGTTGCTGCTCAAGATGCATTAACGAGAGCAACTATGGATGCTGCTAGTGCAGAACAGTTTAATGCTAGAATACCAGAAGAACAGTTTATGCAACAGCAGCAAGAACAACAGTTTATACCTCAACAACAAACACCACCAAGACCTGACGACAAGGCAATTTCTTGGCAAGCAAAAAACCAATGGTTCGGTAATGATTCTGAAATGACCAGTTTTGCTTATGGTGTTCATGAAAAATTAGTCAGAGAAGAGAATCTTGATCCACGATCCGATGAATACTATGAAAAGATTGATACAAGGATGAGAGATGTTTTTCCAGATTTCTTTGGGAGTAATGCAAGCGCTGTAAGTGCTAACTCTCAAAGCTCCGTGGTCGCACCTGCTACACGCAATAATGGTGCCAAGCCACGCAAAGTACAACTTACAGCAACTCAAGTCGCCCTCGCAAAGCGCCTTGGGGTAACTCCAGAACAATATGCTAACCAATTGGTTAAGGATATGTCTGCAAATAACTAGAGGATATTTATATGTCTGAAGAGCGCACTCCAAGAGAGGAGTATAATCGAAAAACCACACAACGAAAGAAGTCGTGGTCACCACCAAGTGTATTACCCGACCCTGAACCAGAAGAAGGATGGGTGTTTAGATGGATTCGTACCAGCATGATTGGTAGTCCAGATAACACTAATGTTTCTAGTAAGTTCAGAGAAGGCTGGGAGGTCGTCAAGGCGGAGAGTCAACCTAGTCTGAAAATACTTTCAGATCAGGATTCTCGCTGGGGATCGGATGGTGCAATTGAAGTTGGTGGATTGTTATTATGTAAGGCTCCACAGGAGATGGTTAGTCAGCGTAGAGAATACTACGAAGAAATGGCTGATCAACAAATGAATGGAATTGATAATAACTTTCTTAAAGAAAATGATCCTAGAATGCCTGTCCTTAAACCAGAAAGGCAAACAAGGGTTACTTTTGGGAGTAACTCCAAGAAATAGTTTTTATTTTATGGGGTTATACAATTTAATTTTGTAATGTAATAGGGAGTATTATATGCCTAGTAGTGCAACACCTTACGGTGCTATGCCACAAGCTGGACTTAGTTGTAATGGCTCTTTTAGTGGAGAAGTTCGTCACTATAAAATTGCAAGTGCTTATGACACTGGTATTTTTTATGGCGACTTTGTTAAGTTAGTTACTGCCGGTACTGTCGAAAAAGACGCTGGTACAGCTACTTTAACTCCAATTGGTCTTTTTGTCGGATGTGCTTACACCGACCCAAGTACCAAGAATAAGACCTTTAATCAACAATGGCCCGCCGACACTTCGGCTTCTGATGCTGTAGCCTATGTTATGGATGATCCTGACATTACTTTCCAAATGCAATGTGACGGTTCTGCCGCACAAGCTGTATTGGGAACTAATTGTGCAGTCATTCAAACAGCAGGTTCAACCTCTATAGGTACTAGCAAAAACGCAGTCGATATATCTACCGCAGCTACAACCAACACACTACCAGTTCGTATCATTCAATTCGTTGATGGACCGAACTCGGCAGTTGGTGATAGTTACACTGATGTTATCGTCAAGTTTAATGCTGGACACCTCATGGACAATACAACTGGAATATAAGGAGTTTAGTAAATGGCTATTTCAAGAGCACAACTGCTGAAAGAACTTTTACCCGGTTTGAATGCATTGTTCGGATTAGAGTACAGCAAATATGAAAATGAAGACGAAGAGATATACGAGACAGAATCCTCAGACAGATCGTTTGAAGAAGAAGTCAAGTTAAGTGGCTTTAATGCTGCTCCAGTAAAAGATGAAGGTGCTCGTATCAGTTATGATAACGCACAAGAATCTTTTACAGCTCGTTACAACCACGAAACCATCGCAATGGGATTTGCTATAACTGAAGAAGCAATGGAAGATAATCTTTATGATTCTCTTTCTGCTCGCTACACGAAAGCACTTGCCAGAGCTATGGCTTACACGAAACAAGTTAAGGCTGCTTATCCTTTAAACAAAGGGTTTGGAGACTATGACACAGGTGATGGCGTTGATTTATTCAGCACCTCTCATCCTCTTGTTTCTGGTGGAACAAACGCTAATAAACCTTCAACCGATGCTGATCTTAATGAGACTTCACTAGAAGCCGCCATTATAACAATCGCTGGTTGGACAGATGAGCGTGGTTTGCTGATTGCAGCTAAACCAAAGAAATTGATTATACCGCCTAACTTGATGTTTGTTGCTCAACGGATACTACAGTCTGATCTCAGAGTGAGTACTGCTGACAATGATATTAATGCGATTAAATCAATGGGCGTTGTTCCCGATGGTTATGCCGTGAATCATTATCTAACTGATACTGATGCATGGTTCTTAATGACTGATGTTCCAAATGGATTCAAACATTTTGTTAGAACTTCTTTGGAAACGAGCATGGACGGCGATTTTGATACTGGTAATGTAAGATACAAGTCAAGAGAAAGATACAGCTTCGGCGTGTCTGATCCACTTGGTGCTTACGGAACTTCAGGAGCTTAATTTTTGTTATGGAACCCGTGATGTGGGGGTTTCTTACTCAACCCACATCAAACTTTTCTAGGGTTAACTTGTCCTACAGACTGACCTAGCAGACAATGCCAAGACGGTAGGACTTATTTCCGATGGAGGAAATTATGGCAAAATCAACCTTTTCAGGACCTGTAAGATCACTCGCTGGTTTTATAAACGCAGGTTATAATTCCGTTGTTAGTTTAACAGCTAA